CAGGAATGCCCCACACCTCATCATCTTTCTCGGCTACTACCGAGCCTTCAATGCGCTCAAAGTCATAGGCAAAAGGCTCAAGCTCCAAGAACTGATGAATGCGATCAAGCTGTGTCTTGGGATCAGCAAGCAGGTCTTCGTACTCGATTAAGCAAAAGGACAGGGGATCTTCCAACATGCCTGCATGGAGCGTCACATAGCCTGTTTTGACCACATCAATGAGGTGTGTCTCGGCCAAGAACTTTTGCACATTGTCGGGTTTAACAACACGCACAAAGGATGCAATGCAATCAGGAACATTACGAACCGTTGCGATGATCTTGGGCTTTTGACCTAAGACTTTCGTCATGGTCTTCATGATTGGTGGCGCAGGCCAGCCACGGTTTTTATCGATGATGATAGGTTTGGTAATGGTCTCGTTTTTAGCTTGCATCAACCCGCGCAGCATGCGGACCATATCATCGTCATTGCGACCTTGGACATGAATGGATTCATCACGCTCCCACTTTTCAGCCACCGCACCCATGATGCTGATAAGCCCTGAAGTTGGCGTTACATGCACCAAAGGGTTTTGATTCAGGATCGCAGCAAGTACCGTTGATCCTGAGCGTGGCAAGCCTGAGAGGAAGTACATCATGCTGGGTTTACAGGTATTGCTGAAGTAGCTACGGAAAACGCATCTCCTAATGATACTGACGCCCAGTTAGTTAATGCACCAATTTGAACTGGAGAGGATCGACTTACCGTATCGTTTTGACCAAGTCGGCCAGCATTTCCATAACCCCAAATCCATAAAGTACCATCAGTCTTAATAGCTGCGGAAAATTCACTTCCTCCTGATACTGACGCCCAAGTAGTAAGCGCACCAACTTGAACGGGGGACGAAAAGGTGGTTGTATTATTTTGCCCAAGCTGACCACTACTTCCCGCGCCCCATGACCATAAAGTACCATCAGTCTTAACGGCTGCGCAAAAGGCATTCCTTCCTGCTGTTACTTTTGACCAGTTTGTTAAAGCACCAACTTGTACAGGGGAAGATAAGTATGTCGTATTGTTTTGACCCAACCGACCAGCAGTTGCTGACCCCCATGACCATAAACTGCCGTTAGTTTTAATAGCTGCGCAGAAATAATTTCCTTGTGAAATTAAGGCCCAATCAGTTAATGCACCAACTTGAACGGGAGAAGATTGATTTATCGTATTGTTTTGACCGAGTTGGCCAGCTTTTCCATATCCCCATGACCATAAAGTACCATCAGTCTTAACGGCTGCGCAGCAAAAAAGTCCTCCTGATACTGACGCCCAATTAGTTAACGCACCAACTTGAACGGGAGAAGATTGATTTATCGTATTGTTTTGACCAAGTCGACCATAATTTCCATATCCCCATGACCATAAAGTACCATCAGTCTTAACGGCTACGGAATGAGCATTTCCCGTCGCTACTTTTGCCCAATTTGTTAATGTGCCAACCTGAACAGGTGAAGATCGATTTACAATATCGTTTAGACCAAGTCGGCCACCAGAATTACCACCCCATGACCATAAAGTACCGTCAGTTTTAATGGCTAAACAAAACTGAATTCCTGATTGCACTAATGCCCAATTAACTAATGCACCAACTTGAACAGGTGAAGATAGGCTTGCTGTACTGTTTTGACCGAGTTGGCCACTACTTCCATAGCCCCACGAATAAAGGCCAGCCAATACCCCACCAGGGATCGTAGCTTCAACCCACCCGCGCCATTTCGTACCACCATCGGTGGTCAACAAAGCAATTACCGTTACACCATTAGCACCAGTTGCTAAGGTCGGTGCCGTTTGTACCGTGCTAATCGTTGTCGCAGCATACTGACCACTCCAATACACTGAGTTAGGCCATACGATGGTATAAGCCGTACCGTCTGAGGCATTCCTAACAACAATCTGAATGAGGATCGGTGTGCCACTTGCGGGTACATTGGTAAACGAAAGCGTGGTGATATTTGCTGCCATCGTTAAGTCGATGACATTGCCACTATTTAAGTTCAGTGTAGTCGTGGCCGATGAAGTCACAGCTTGACGCACATTGTTAGTCAGGGCACCACCAGCAGGGGTGGCAAAGCTCAAGTTGCCTGAGCCATCAGTCACAATGACTTGGCCTGAAGTGCCATCAGCCGTCGGATATTTCAGTGCCGCAGGATTGTTGAAGAAACGCTTCACAGTGCCTGATGCGTTTTCCATCCACATCGACATATCGTTATCAGCGATGTTCAGTGCAATCTCACCCGCAGACATATTGGCTGCAAGGGGTGTGTTGCCTGAAGTCGTTGAGCGATAAAGCTGAATAGGTGTGTAATTTGTTGCTGGCATGATGACCTCAGATTACGCTGGACTAATCGTATTTTCAGTTATTGCCCAAGCATTGTTACCTGACGGGCTTAACTTTGACCAAATTGATGCGGAGCCAACTTGCACTGGCGAAGATCGATTTGTTAAATCATTCAATCCAAGCTGTCCAGTAAAATTATTTCCCCAGGCAAACATTGCTTTGCCAGTTGTATTGGCAATAGTAAAATTTCCACCGCCATAAGCTTTAGACCATGTTGTCAAAGCCCCAACCTGAACTGGCGAAGATCGATTTGTAATATCGTTGTGTCCAAGCTGACCATTACTGTTAAATCCCCAGGTAAATAATGTTCCACTTGTGGTCACCCCTAAAGAATGAAGATTCCCTTTACTTATAAATGCCCAAGTAGTAAGCGCCCCAACTTGCACAGGGGAAGATTTGTGAACGATATCGTTCAAGCCAAGATTACCTTGAGTGTTGTAACCCCAGGAAAATAAAGAGCCTGAGGTTGTAATAGCAAGCATGTGGTTGCTATCCCCCCCAGCTATGGATAACTTAGACCAAGTTGTTAACGCACCAACTTGAACGGGCGATGATCTTGGTACCGTATTGTTTTCATTTTGGCCTAATTGACCATAGTTATTTCTACCCCATGACCATAAAGTGCCATCAGTTTTAATTGCAAATGCCGATAAACTAGTACACGCAATTTCTGACCAAGTTGTTAAAGCGCCAATTTGAACTGGGCTAGAACGGTTAGAACCTCTTACATCTATCCCTAGCGCACCGTAATAGCTGTTATATCCCCATGTCCACATCGTACCGTCTGTTCTTAATGCCAGACAACGCTTTCTTCCTGTTGTTATCTTAGACCAGCTTGTTAATGCGCCTACTTGCACAGGGGAGGATGTGTATACCCTATTATTTTGTCCTAATTCCCCATTTGCATTGTAACCCCAAGTCCAAAGCGTTCCATCGGTTTTAATTGCAGCCCCAAAAACGGTTGAGCCTGCAATTGACGCCCAATTAGTCAAAGATCCGACCTGTGTAGGAGAAGAGCGACTAATTGTATCGTTCAAACCTAAACGGCCACTACCGCCAGTAGGGGACGAATTTGCGTTTGCGCCCCAAGCATAAAGTTCGTTTGATGTTCCACCAGGGATTAAGGATTCCACCCACCCACGCCACTTGGTGCCACCATCCGTGGTAAGCAATGCAATCGTGGTAACGCCATTTGCGCCTGATGCCAGCGTTGGTGCGGTTTGTACAGTGCTAATCGTGGTGGCTGAATACTGACCACTCCAGTAAACGCTATTGGGCCATGCAATCGTGTAAGCCGTGCCACTTGAGGCATTTCTCACCACAATCTGCACAAGCACAGGTGTGCCTGATGCTGGCACATTCGTAAATGACAGCGTCGTGATGTTCGCGGCCATCGTCAGGTCAATCACCTGACCACTTGCCAAGTTGATGGTTGTAGTGGCCGATGAGGTAACAGCCTGCCTCGTGTTATTCGTAATGGCAGCACTAGCTAAGTCGCCAAACGACAGCGTCTTTGAGCCGTCAGTTTTGATGCCTTGATTTAATGTGCCGTCAGCCGTAGGGTACTTAAGCTCGGCAGGATTGTTGAAAAAGCGCTTGACGACACCCGATGCATTCTCGAAATACATCGTCATGTCGTTGTCAGCAATATTCAGCGCCAATTCACCTGGAGACAGGTTGGCAGCACTCGGCACATTACCCGAGGTTGTACTGCGGTAGAACTGAATGGGCGTGTAGTTAGTGGCTGGCACGCTTACCTCCGATCATTCGATTTCATCATTTTTAGGCTGCGCGTTCAAGGTACAAAAGGCTTTTCACAGCCCTTAAAACGATCTCTGGCGCGACAAACTTGCTGGGGTCATGCTCATAGCAGTCCCACCACAAAAACTGGTTAGGCACGAGATTAGCGCGGTCCTTGAGCAGGTTGATGTTCTCAGGGTGGCCAAAGATGTTGGGGTCCGATACTGACCACAGCACAATACCCGGCTTGCCCAAGTCCCACCCAAAGTGCTGCAAGAAGCTATCGCATGAAATCCAGGTATCGCACTCTCGAATGAGGTTGCACAAAGCATTGAGCGGCAGGTTCTTGCGAAAGTCATCAACCAACCGCGGCTCACCCTCAACACCCACCTGCACGACAGGCTTGGGCAGCATCGGGATAAGCTCCTCCCAAAATGGGTAATCCTTGGGATTCTTCTTCCCGTTGGATAGCTTCTTGGCAAAGGGTGCGATCACAATCATAAGTACAACTTTCGGTAAGCTGACTCAAGGCTTGACTTCCACTTCCAACGATCCATTTTCGCATAAATGTTATACATTTCGATGTCGCCAAATAAGTCTTTGGCCTCAGCGATGGACCTGCACGGGATGATCTCAGGATAGCAGCCAAACACCACAGGGTTCTTAATGGATGGCAGCACATGCTTGAAGACCACATGATCGCCCATGCCGTTGTTAAGCACCACAATCGTTGCATCTCTGAATGCCATCGTATTGCGGAAGATCTGCTCGTCATGCGCAAACAACTGATCGTTGTTATCCATGCGGATACCACCTGATGGCGCTTTCAGGTGCCAGGTCACTGCGTTGGGTACAACCAGCAGCTTGTAGCCTTTAAGCTTCAAACCCCAACTGAATAGCGTCTCTTCGCGATGTGCCACGCGGGACAGGCCTAGGTTGTAGTCATAAATCCCAGCACGGTACAAGAAGGTGCAGTGAAGATGATCTACCTCTCTGACTTTGTGAATCGTCTGCCACTGTGGATTTGGCTCGTGATCAATGTAGTCAATCTTGCCTGTAGGCTTGGCCGTCTCGAAGTCATGGCCTGGCATGAAGACTGAGCCGCCAATGCCTGCCACATCAGGGGCGATGTGCTTAGCTAATTGCTCGAGTACGCCAGGCTCAGGCAGGGCATCATCATCCACGCGCCACACCCAGTCATATCCCATGCAATTGGCTAGTTGATGATTGTGATGCTGGCCCTTTTTGCCTGCCCAGAGCCATTCCCATGCGATGCCTTTGCGCTCGAGCATGAAGAAATACTTGCTATACATCGGGTCCTGGCGCAGGTCTAAATGCTCGTCGTTGTCATCAAAGATCACAAGCTTGTCAGGCTTGCGTGTCTGATTCATCACGGCCTGCAAGGCCATCGGCAAGAAGGTATGCGTGCGGCCCCGTGTTGAGATTGAGCACAGGATACTAGGCATGCCAGTACCCAATCATCAAGTTAAATCGATTTTGCTCGTTGATGGGCCTGACCTGATCAGTGATGTTCCCATGCTCGTCAATGTAGTTGAACTCAAAGCCAGGAAAGTGCGATTCATTCAGGCCATGAAGCTTGTGATGCTCACCCCAAAAACCTGGTGGCTCATTCCATGGGACCGTAAAAAGCAGCGTCTTACACTGGTTTTTAAGCTTTTGCAGCACTTCCAAGCCGTTATCCAAGTGCTCAATAACCTCAAAAGCAATGATCGTGTCGTACTGGTCAAGCTCAATCTTGTTAATGTCAGCATGTACAAAATGAGCGCCATGACTCCAGCCCTGCTCGTTAGCCACATCCACAATGATCGGATCGTAATCAAGGCCTGTGTAGTGAACGCTTTGCGGCATGAACTGCACGCCATAACCCGTTGAGCAGCCGATCTCTAATACTTTCGTACCACGCATGTGCTTAGCGGCCCACTGGTAACGCTGTTTCTCCCGTGGGAATACTTCATCGCCTTTCAAAAACACGGCACGCTCGTAATTGTTCGATAGCTTCCAGCGATACCAATCCAGGTTATGGTGTTTGGCCAGTCTGAGCGTGTTGCGCAGGAAAATGCCATCCCAGTTTTGAACTAGGCTAGCATCGTGCATCGTACCTTCGCCTTTGTGATAAATCGGAAAGATATTGACCCACTGCGTGCCATCCCAAGACTTCTCAAAGCACTCGCTGATTTCAAAGCCAGCACGCTCGGCACGGGCGCAAAAGTCAATGTCTTCGCTGCCACCAACCTCAAAGCCAATATCAAGCAAACCAAGCTGACTGAAGACCTGCCTGCGAATCATGACGCAGAAAAACACAATAAAGTCACGCTGCGTCACTTCCGAGTGCAGCTTTAAGACACCTGAAATACCGCATTTGAGGTTACTCAAAGGTTGATCGAGCATTTGCAGCCATTGGCTTTTGGCTTGCGGCAGCAGGACCACATCGTTGTTAAGCAGCACGATCTTGTCAGTGCGCGTGGCCACAATGCCTTCATTGCATGCGGCTGCATAACCTAAAGGTCTGTCATTCCAAACAACCCTGATGTGATTCTCAAAACCAATGCTGGTAAAGCGCTGCGTTAACTCTTTTAGGTAGGCGTCGGTATTGTCCGTACAACCATTGGCCGAAATGACCAACTCAACATCGGTCATGTCGGTGTACTTGAAGATGGACTCTAAGCAGGGCTTGAGTAGGTCCTCACAGTGGTTGTAAGTGGGAATAACAATGCTGTAGCGCATTAGAAAGTCCCACCATCAACCCCACCCGTGATTGCGTTAGTGCTGCCATTGACTGACAGGCCTGCATCCACCAGTACAGCTTGACTACCCGTTGTAGACGCTGCAGCAAACAAGATAAAGCCTGCCGTTGCGCTTGCCGTGGTCGTTACATTGGTAGGTGGCGCTCCTGATAAGCCGCTGGTGCCCGAAAATCCTGAGGTGCCTGAAAAGCCACTGACGCCCGAGAATCCACTGACGCCTGAGAAGCCGCTGACACCCGATGCGCCGTTAGTGCCTGAAAACCCGCTGCGCCCTGAAGTTCCACTAGTCCCAGAGAATCCTGAAGTGCCTGAGGCGCCACTAAACCCTGATACACCTGAGAATCCTGATGTGCCTGAAAAGCCTGATGTGCCAGAGAACCCCGAAGTCCCAGAAAACCCAGAAATGCCACTGCCCGAGAATCCAGAGGTGCCTGAGAATCCACTAGTGCCCGAGGCTCCGCTGAACCCCGATACGCCACTAAATCCCGATACGCCTGAAAATCCACTCGTGCCCGAGGTGCCAGAGAAGCCTGAGGTGCCTGAGAACCCTGAAACGCCACTAAATCCAGAAAAGCCTGAGATACCACTTTGTGCGATGCCATCAAGACCTGAGTAACCTGAAAAGCCGCTTACGCCCGAAAAGCCGCTAACGCCACTAAATCCTGAAACGCCTGAAAATCCTGAGACGCCACTAAATCCTGAGTCACCACTAAAACCTGAGAATCCTGAAATGCCTGAGCCTGAATAGCCAGAAACACCCGACCCTGAAAAGCCCGAAACACCACTAAACCCAGAGACGCCAGAAAAGCCTGATACGCCACTGAATCCAGAAAACCCAGAAGTTCCTGAAGTGCCAGAAAATCCACTGGTTCCTGATACGCCAGAAAAGCCTGAGAAGCCGCTATACCCAGAAATGCCACTGAATCCTGATACGCCGCTAAAGCCTGAAATACCGCTATAGCCCGACAGGCCCAGGCCTGAGAAGCCGCTAAACCCTGAATAGCCCGAGATACCCGAGGCACCCAGCGCATTGGTCCAAGTGCCACCAATCGCACCTTCAAACTGCGATGACTGCGTGTTAAAGCGAATCATCCCATCTTGTGCGACAGGCCTTTGCGATGTGTTGCCCTTAGGCAGCGTCATCGATGCGGTGCCAGGCACTACTGGGTTGTCAGCTAGCCCCACCGTGGGATTAGCACCATCACCTGTGCCGTTGGTTACATCAATCTCATCAGCCGTGCCCGTAAGCGTGACAACGCCGATGCTGTTGCCACTGGTGCGCGATAAAAGGCCAACGCCTGAAGACTGCGCCAGGTTGAGAACCAAGCCTGAAAGCGACACCGTTGGGTTGCCAGCAACGCCATCGCCATCGGCAACGCTAATACCTGTCGTTCCAGCCGCTATAGAGCGCGCTGTGAGCGTTGTTGCGTTGGTCTTGACCTGAATACCCGTCCCTGCTGATACGAGGCTTGCAGGCGCTCCAGAGAGGCTTAGAACGAGGGTTGAGCCAGCACCGTTATCTGTGAGCGTTAAGCCACCACCTGAAGTGCTTAATTGGCGTGATTGCGAGAGTGAGCCTTCACTCGTTGCTGTGACAAAGCTGTAATTGGTTACAGGGACCGCGGCAATATCTGCCACCGTCGTTTTGACGGTGCCACCATCCTGAACGATGGGTACAAGCTCGGTACCCGTGAGGGCATCGGCGGTCGGTAATTGGGTGATGGTTTGATTGGCCATTAGGGTGACACCGCTATTCCATCGAGGTTCCCATTGTTCTCAGGCGTCTGGGTATTGCCTTCCGTCGAGACAATGACATTTTGCTGGTTGTTTGTCACCAGATTATCCTGGATTGCAGCCACTGACACATCAGGTCTCGGAAATCGCAAGTTGATGCGCTCAGTTTGCCGTGCTGGTAAGCGATAGGGATCTTTCTCATCCCTGCAATTTTCCTCGCACACCATCAGCCCTGGAAAGTTGATGTCAGGCCCCAGGGTGGCGTGAGGGCGCTTCATACGGCAACGATCGCATATCGCGATTGCGATGTCGCTATAGCCCTCAGTGTCAAGAAACATCGGCATTATTTTGTGTAAACCGAGATGTTAGGGGCGAAGTAAATCGGGCTGCGATCGCGCTCTTCAGCCTCAGCCAGTGCCAGGTACTTACCAGCCTGGTCCTCGAGGTATTTGATGCGTTCCATGGGCACAGCAGGCAATTCCATGCTCAATTGATGCGCCAACATGCCGATCGTGGCCAGATACCAGCGTTGTGGGATCTGCAATTCGTCAGTCAAATCACCCACATCCATGATTTGCTTGGAATACCAGACCGTCATCTGCACATACCACTCGTTAGGGACTGGCCAGAGGTAAATTTCAGGCTGTGGGACCGTGCGATTGAACCAAAACTGGTAGGGCTGATTGGCCGTAAAGTTTTTGTTGGGCAAATTGGTGTAATCGTCGCGATTTAGCCTTGCCATTTGGATTTCACGCGAGTTATTGCCAACATAAAACTCACGCAAGGCCAGTGTCGTACCACTAGACGCCCTTACTCGGTAGTATTGGACGCTCTGGCCGGGGTCGATGTCATACCAAGCCCACTTTTTATCGGTGACAACCACTGACCCGATGTCATACAAGGTGTTCCAAGTTGATCCATCGGTCGAATACTCGAGGGTGAGAGTCCATGTGGCACTTCCACCACCAGAAACATAGGGGAGCAGGCCGATTGACCCAGCATAAATCGGGTTGCTGGTGCCAAAATTGATCGCAATATTGCCATTTGCGCTTGTTTGCAGGCAGTAAGTATCGACATCGCTGTCCCCTGCATAGGCTGCATTGCCACCAGCACTGCTCGAGTAGCTGCCCGAGGGCCGTGTCATAGTCCGATAAAGCACATTCAAGGCGTCATTGGCGCCCACTGGCAGGGTGTAAATGTACTTTTCTGGCGTTAGGCCAATGACTTCCTTTTTTACGGCCCAGTATTGGATGCCGATATTGATCAGGTTAGTCAGTGTGAAGCCAAGCGACTCGCGTGCGGTCAGCAATTGCTCGCTGGTTAATTCTTCAGCAAGCTTGCCACAGCGCCTCGCAGCGTGGTCAATCAGCGTTTGGACATTAAAAACCTGACCGTAGGTATCGGAATAGGACATCTCACCACCCTGGGCAATTCCAGCGCTTCATCGAAGCCCTGGCTCGTGATCCACGCTCAGACTTGCGTGCGACGGGACCCATGCGTGCGCAAAACGAGTCACGCCTTGGCCCTCCCTGGGGCTGTGGAGCCTTCAGGTTTGATCCTGTTTCTCGGTTGTACTTGGCTCGGCCCTTGGCGGTAAGACCCGCGCCTTGATCTGCTGGAAGCTTTTCACCACGGCCAATCGCAAGGCTCGGACCGCCGTTTTTAAGCTGTTCAGGAAGCTTTGCATACGATTTCCCCTTTACATTGGACTGCGTGTACTCTGCAGCCACATCAGGTCGAATGCCAACCTTCTTGGCAAACTTTGGGTTGTTTTCGGCTGCTTTCATGAGCCGAAACTGAGCCTTGGACTTAGCTGGCATAAGTTTTCACCATCTCAAGCGTGACGGTGTAAAAATCTCCTGCAGCCGCATCTAGCGTACTAAAAAGGACATCGCCAGTTTTACCAGCGCCTGCGTTATTTTCCAAGCCGCCAAATGATGAAAAATCCATCACATAATTGGTGTTTTGCGGAACAGCCCAACACAAGATGTCAGTAGTTGCATCCCAATAAATTTCAACTTCTAACCCATGCGTTGCAGCATAAATTTTTTGAATAGCTACACCGTTGCAAGCCTTGCCTGCAAAGCTTGGATTTAGCGCTGAAACATCAACTTTAAGCACTTTGGACTCATTGCCTGAGCCATCGCACTGGAAGGTGAACTTCATGATTGCCACACGCTCACCATCGACGAGCGTTTGGCTTGCAACTGTATTGGCCATGAATGACCCCTAAATAATGCAGGGGCCGAAGCCCCCGCTGTTTAGCACGCGCCGCCTGCTTTTCGACGAGCTTGTGGTGGCGTTACTGTGACCGATTCTTTGGTCTCAGTGACTGATCCCTTACCGCGGATCTTATCCATCAACTTGCCGCCAAGCTCTTTGACCATGCTTACGGGATTCAAGGCATCCTCAAGGTCACGCTTGGCTTTCGCTGCAGTGGCCTCGGGATCTGCAACAGGCTTGGATACATCAGGCTTGGCAGTGCCACCCTGGTTGTATACCTTACCGCCCTTCTTGAAAGTGCCCGATTGAATGGTGTTAGCTACAGGCTTCGATACTGGGTGCTTGGGCATGGCTACGGGTTTGCCTGAATCAACAAGCCCCCCCGTAGCGTAGTGCTTTTTTGAGGCACCACCTTTCTTGTAGCCACCAGCATTGCCCTTCTTGACTTCGCCTGTGGTGGTATTGCTTACACCAGGCGAGGATGTTGAGACATTACCCTCAACGCCACCACCCTTGGCATAAGTCATGCCGCCGCCCATCATCTTCTTGGGCTTACCACCACGCTTGTAGCCACCAGGCTTGCCCATGGACACTTCACCCGTCTTTTTAGGCGTGTGATGCTCACCTTCAGCCGTGTCCATCTTGGTGCTTACATAGCCCTTTGCGCCCTTTTCAGAGGCTGCCACTTTGATGATGCCGCCATCTTTGTAGCCACCAGCATTGCTCATCGCAACACCGCCAGTCGCAAGGCCTTTATGAGCCTTCGATGCCGGCATGGAAGCATGCTTTTTGAGCTTAGCTTCAGTGCCTGCCATCTTCTTCATTTCGGCTGCGTGTTCGGCTTTGGACTCGCCACCTTCTTTCATCATGGGGCGCGCCATCTTGCGACGCATGGCCAATGACGGACGAGCAGGTGCGCGGCCAGGCAAAGTGCCCTGACCCATCTGCATGCGGCTTGGAGCCGGGCCTTCAGCAAGCCCAGCCATCACGCCGCCGTTCATCATCTTGTGGCCATCCGACTTGCCACCATGCTTCATGGACACATGGCCACCCTTTTTGAGCTTCAGTACAACTGAAGGCTCAGTGGTCATCATTTTGACCATCGGCTTAAACTGACCCATCTCTAGTCCTTTCAAGACTGGCCCCGAAGGGCCAGGATCTTAGGTTGGGTTGACAGCGATGCCGGAGGTTGCAGCAGTGGGTGCGCCACCATCGACATAGATTTGACCACGAGTGGTCGCGTCAGTGCCAAATTCAGTGATGCCAACCATTGAGCAATCCTTCATCATCAGCAAGCCACCAGCCGAGGCAGGAAGCGTTGCCAATCCGTTCATGGTTGTGGAACCTGATTGGACGCTGTTGATAAAGGTGCACTGCTGGAACAACTGCCAACGATCGATGGCCGAAGCAGCCGATGCCAAAACGCCCAGTGGTGTTGCTGCTGAGGTTTGGAACGGGAAAGTGCAGCCAATAAAGCTGTTACGAGCAGTGCCCGAGGCCAACTCCACGGTTGCATTGGCTGCAGAACGAGCCACAGTGTCAAGACCAAGCACGCAATCAGTGAATGTGTTTTCCTGACTAGTGATCTTCAGCGTACGAGCAGCAGAACCGCCTGCCGATGCTGCATCACCCATGCCCTGGATATTCACATTCTGGTACGCATTGCGACCACCCGCCTCAAGCACACCAACCATGCTTGCAGACCCAGTGCTAAAGCCAACAAAAATGTCGATGTTGGCAAACAAGCAGCCAGCACCTGTGACATTAATGAAGGTGTTTGCATTAAAGGTTGTAGCCGTGTAAGTGCCTGTGGGAGGGGCAATACGCGCACGCTGACCAACGCGAGTTGGAGCGCCCATGCCAATCAAATGCGTGGCATTTTTGTTCCAATTCAGCGTGCCGGTAGTGGCAGTCGAGTCGATGGTCTGAGCCAAGGCTGTAGACAAGCGAGCCGTGCCACTTGCAGCGCCGTTGCTCATCAGGACAATCACATCGTTATTGCCTGAAACAGCACGGTTAATCGCTGCGTACAGCGTAGCAAGCGGATAGTCGGCAGAGCCGTCGTTTCCATCTGCGCCGTTAACAGGGTCTACGAAGTACCAATTACCCGAGAACGGGATGCCGCCGATACCACCGATGACGGGAACCCCGAAGCTCGTAATCCCATTAGGGAAATTAGTGAGAGCCATTTCTTTCTCCTAGCGGGGTTTCCCCCGCCATCAGGGGTTATACGCCAGGCGTACCGTACATTGCACGGGGATCAGTGAAGCCAACATCGTAACGCTCGGTTGCCTTGTAGCGCATGGTGTCGGTTTCAAAGTCACCTTCCATGGTCTTCTCAAGGCGGCGGCGCATCATGAGCTTCATGCCCTCGGGCGCATCGGTCTGGACCCACCATGCAGTGCTCGAAGTCAAACGCGACAGGACCGCAGCGCCTTCATCGAGCAAGCCGATGGATTTGACTGGGTTGATGTCGTTGTTTGCTTGGCCAGCACGCAAGACGGACTTCAGCAGGACCTCAGCCTGGAAGATGTTGCCAGGAGCAACGACAAGCTGTCGTGGCACGAGGCGGATCTTTTTCCCGTTGTTGTCCACTGCCTGACGGATCTGAATGAGCATTTGCTCAAGCGAGGTCTGGCTGAGAACAGCAGCGTTGGTCAGCAGGTTGCTGAAAGTGCCATTCACGATGGGGTGCGAAGCACTGTTAAGTGCCACACCGTCGCCACCAGCATACTGACCGCCCGTGAAGGCGTTGTTCAGCACATTGGCGCACAGGGTTTCCTTGGTTTCAACCAGGGACTGTGCCAAGTGACGGGCATAGACCGAGCCGATACGGATATGGTCGCCATCCTCAACAAGCACTTTGGTCAGCGCGAAGGCCAAACCATAAACTGCATACACATAGCGCTTGAGGAAGAGTACGCCACCCTGCTGGTAAGTGACTGGGCTGCCGTCAGGAAGCAACGGTGCCAAGCCAAAACCATAGAGCACTGGCTCTTCGTGGTAGTTACGGGGAATGCCGTCCTGCTCGCGGAAAACACGCGACCACTCGTCGGCACGCTGATCATAGACTCCGTCAAAACACTCGTTGAGGATTGGCTCAACAATCGAACGAAAGTCTGTACTGCGCATTGGGGCTGCCATGATCTAGCCCTCCTTTAAGCGATGGTCACGGGGTATGCAACCGCCGCACCTTCGTAAATACCAGCGTACTGGAACTCAGCGATCTGAACACGAACGATCGTGTACGAATCACCCCATGC